ATGTAAGTTGCCCACGGTTTCTTGTAACTGTTGACCAGCTATCCTGACCACCTTCGCCGGTAACGGCGTTAACCATCTCCTCATACGGTGTTTCTTTGACGCCTATCTTTGACAGGTCAGTGATGCCATAGTTGGCAAGAATTTGCGCAAGTTCATTGGCGCGGTTGATGCCCCTGATCTCAGGGTTAAGGCCGTATCCTTGCCACTGCTGTGAAATTTGTTGAGCAAGAGGTTGCCAATCTATTGGGGCAGCAGCAGGCTTACCTACCGTGTACCCCATGTGGTCGTAGAAATACTGGATTTCTTCCGGGGTGGCGTAAGGCGCTAGTTGCTCAGGCGTTATTCCCTGTTGGTTGAAATACTGTATCTTTTGATCACCAGTAAACCCGCCCCAGCCCGTGGGGGCGCTTGACATCCAGTCTGTGGTGGCAGGCGTCTTCAGGAGAGCAACGTCAGCAGCGTTTAGCCTGCCTGTACGCAGTGCCCAATCTTCAATCTCTTGAGGCGTAGCGTAGAAGCCTTGGTGTCCAATGCTCTCCCCAGTGGACAACGCACGATCAAGAATACCTCTCGCCCACCCAGAACTTTCCAGAGCCCAAGCGTCAAATTTGTCGGGAGCCGGGGCACCCCCAACGATCCGCTGCAACTCGTCAACGTCTGCGGTGTCAGCGTCAGAGTAGTAAGACTCCAACTCGTACTCGTTACGGCGTGGGATCATTGCGTCAAGTCGTAGAAGGTCAAAGACCCGATGGCAGCACCGGAAGAGCCAGACAGCACCCGGATGCCCAGCGTATAGATATCACTCGCCCCCGTCAAGGAGGAACCCAACTGAAGATCCCAGTTGTACGCCGCAGGCTGGTTGATCGTCCCGCTGGACTGGTTGGTGGACTTCACGTACTGGATATCTACGATGGTGCCCACCGTCATGGCCGTGGCAGAGGTGTCCTGCTCCACGTTGGCATCGCCTGCGACCGCAGCCCAAGAGGCCGAGGTCAGCCCGGTGGCATTTTTAACCAACACTACCTCAAAGTCATCCCCTGATGAGGTCGGCATCACGTTAAATTTTGCAGGGAGTACTACTGCGTTCAGCGCCGTGGAAGCCAGCCGGATGGATACCAGAGGAAGAAATGTCGTGCCAATTGAAGTCTTGGTCGTTGTCCTGCGGGCCACGTGCTCAATGGAAGTCTGCTCGTAGCCACCTTCTGAAACCACCGAAGAGCAAATTTGCTTCATGGAAGAAGCGCTTGCCGTCGCTGCGGTGTTGGTAATCTCGTACCTGACCGGCAAAATTGCCGTGGTCATGTAAACAGAAGTGATGTCGTTTGCATTCTCAAACGTGTGGCAGACGATGTAGTTGCCGTCAATGATGAACCCACAACGAACAGATCCAACACCCAACCACTCAAAGTCCATCCACAAAATTTGTGCTTTGGTTAGATCCAGGGTGTATCCAGAGGCCCCCGTCCCATCAAGTTTGTCGCCGTTCCAGTCTGCTTGGTTGACCGCCCGCGCATCGCTGACAGATCCTGAGATGTAAGACCGCAGGACAAAGGAGACGGTGCTGTCCGCTTGTTGAATGAACACGCCGTTCTGGGTTCCAAAGTACCCCACCCGCTGACGGAGCCCGGTCTTGGCGGTGTTCATCACGAACGTAGCCAACAGCAGCAAACCCTTACCCGGCTGGTACGGCATGCACCTGTAAGACTGTCTTACAACCTCCGAGCCACTAGAAGTAGTGACATCCATCCGCACAGATGATTCGTTGGGCAGGTACGTTGTTGAGCCTCCAGTGGCGGTGCTCGTGTCAAACTGATTGTCAATAGCGTAGCGGTTCTGGGAATCAAAAATTGTGTAAGGCTGGCTTACACGCACCCTGCCAAACGCATCGACGTTGGTCCCGCCTATGGAAACTGGAACAGCACTTCCTGTAGTCGTCACGATCTGCTCCAGCAGGTTGTCTAGTTGGTTGAAGTACAGGCGCAGGACGTTGACAAGGTTGTCAAGATAGGTCGAGTCGTACTGGATCGTCGGCTTCGGCAGCGGAGGCGCACGAAACTTCTTGGTAATGGTGTACCAGATGCTCATGACTTACGCCCGTCAGGACGAATTTCGATTCGCGGGGAACCCAACTGCCACTGTACCCCAACTGCGTCTGAAGCCATCTTGATTGACAACTGCCGTCCGCGCACCCGAATATTTACCTGACCCGTGAACTCTTCAATGGGCACAGTGGCTATGCGCGTGACCACACCATTGTCTGATCCGCCCAGAGAGGCTGGGTTGTTGTAGCCCGAACCTGAATTTTGCAGGGGCAGCAGCGTCATGGTTGCGCTGGGAGAGGCAGCGCTGGAGCCACGGAAGGTCACATCAGGCAGCACCCGCCAGATAAACGAGAAGTTGTGCCCGTCGTCAATATCAAACTCAGCCGAGGTGATGTAGGCTGGAATAGGAAGTGTGGTGGCCGTGGCGTTGTCGTCGTTGCCAATCTCTTGGTACACAAGATTGTTGATGTACGTTGCCGCGATGGGATAGTCCGTGGATATACCAATGTCCGTCCAAGCGGTGCGGCTCAGATTGCCGTAGTACCAGACCTTTTCAAGATAGTTATACACCACGTAACGATCCACAACAGTGCTGTCCGCCGAGCAGTAAAACCACCAAATCTCATTGAACTGCTCGCTTGTCCCAGAAAAAATTTGGGCGTACTGCGCTCTGTTGATGTCGCTAAAGATGTACTGCCGCAGATCGCAGGAGAGCGTGTTTACACGCCCGTCATAGCTGTAAAACTTGTCTTGGCCCATCCAGTACACCACACCTGCCGCAACAGACATGGCGTGATTACTGACGATGGTGACGTTGTCAGTAAGAAGCTGTGAGCCCCAGACGATGGGTGGACCAAGATACTGCAGGCCGTACAACGATGTGTCCGTCCACATCAATATTTCTTGTCGGGTCTGCAGTACCGCTTCGATCTTAGACCCGTGAGACAAGCGCAGACTGCCCGCTTGGTTGGTGGCCGCTGGGGTCCAGTTGACTGCACTCTCCTGATCTGACCAGCGAATCAACATGGGGTCTAGGTCGGTTGCGCCGTAATCATTGCAGCCAAAAGCAATGACAAACCGTGAGGCATCTGAGACTAGAAAGAGAGTCTGTACAACCGGAACATCAGATGCACCAGACAAAGAATCTAACGCTACGCCACGTGTCGTCAGCCCAGCAGTCGCATCCCAGTAGTAAAACGCGCCACCTCTAGGGGCATAAATAAGGTCTTCACCAAAGTTTTGGTGGTTCCAGATGCGGATGCTGTCCGAGCCAGGAGAACCTATACCCCAAGCCCCAAAGCCCCAAGGCCCTGCGCCCCATCCAGAAAGCGCAACTGCAATCTCAGTTCCCGCACTGACTTGATATGCTGCCGTGACTGTCCCGCCACCAGTAACAGAGGATGAAGCGTTGGATGCAGCGGTGATCGTATAGGAATCTACGGTAAGAACCGTGATCTGGTATTCGCCGTTAAGGGTCAAACCACCAACCGCAGTTGCGCCAGAAAACGTCACAAAAGTACCCGTTGTGGCACCGTGCGCTACATCAGTGACCGTGACCGTGGCCGAGCCGTTTACCGTTGTAAACGGGTTTGTCAGCGTAACAGTTGAGACTACCGGCGTGATGTCGTAGTACTCGCCGCCATAGTAGATGTAGTACTTGGTGTTAGTGCCAACGCCAAGATAAGGCACGCCGCTAAGCGTGGCCCACTGCCACAGAGCGCGGCACACACCGTTGTAGGTGTTTGTGGATACCCGCTGCCAACCACCAATTTTCTCAGGCGTGCCTTGACGGAAGCGTACCTTGTCGCAGGAATACCAGCCGCCCTCACTGGTGTACCTCGTGTTTTCACGATTTACCCCAGGTTTGAGTTGTAGCTTTTTGAGTGGCATGTTTACCCCAGCAGTGCCGCCTCTGCGGCTCTACGCTTGACCAGACCGGGCAGTACACGCCCGCCACCGCGCACCCACAGGGCCAACTGC